CGCTGTTCTGATAAAAACGGTTTTAGCATGTGGTCGCCACGGACGACCAAGATATACTTTTGGGGCAGTTGAATCAGCAATCAGCTTACAATCAAAAAACACAAAACCAAAAGCTTGATAGGGTGGAGTAGCTGCAGCCGTTAAATAGGAATTTGATAAACTTTTTAGCGTACATGATTGAAAAACAGCAGTAGATTTGCCAAAAATAAAATCTACGGTTCCTTCAATATGACAATCCTGAAAATACTGTTTTGTGCCTTCTCTGGCAACATAAAGCGTATCTTGATTGCCTAGCAAAATACAATTTTTACAGACAAATCGGTCGCCTTCTACATGAAGTGCTACCGCTTGTCCTACACGTCCAGCCGTATTTTGAATCGTCAGGTTTTCAATAATAATATCTGGCGCATCAACCAGTACAGTGTGTGAAGTATAAGTACTGAATTTATCTTTTCCAGTAGCGTCTTTTAAACCATTTGGATAAGGCTTTCCAGAAAAATCATTGCCAGTAATGATTACGCCATCTTTACTTTCGCCAATGATATGAATATTTGGTTTCCATGATGGAATGACCACTTTTTCTTCATAAATACCATTTTTAATATACAGTTTTACTCGTACTTGCGAATGGTCTCGGAAGTATAAACCGCAAAACAAAATGTACAAATTCAAAAAACCAAATGTACCTAAAACGCACAAAAAACAATAAAGCCTAGTCGATTTAACTAGGCTTTAAATGCTATTAAAACTAAAAATTCTGACCGCACACATACCAATATGTTCCAGTGTACTTGCATGTAACCGCTCCTCCCTGTGGTATCTCTACCGAACTATAACCCCTAATTGTGCTATAAATAAACATAGCTTTGCCCATATTGAGGTTTATTACAGCCACCTCTTTGCCTGCATAAACCGTTCCTGTAAAGTTCACACCACTATCATCCGCACCTATTGACTCTATGCAAATCATATCGTATTTTGATACATCTACAGCCAAATTTTGATTATTGAGTGTAGCTTCTATACTCTTTCTCCCATTAAGCAACGCCTCCTTAATTCTAGCATAACCAGCCTTGACATCTAAGGCTCTATTACCTATTATACTGCCCGACGCACTCAACTCTAAACAGATATTCTCACCTAATTCGTTTGTGCCAGTTTGCTCTAAAATCATATTAGCTCTGTGTGGTAAAGTGCCGCTTTTTACGTTAGTACCAAACGCACTAAACTGCCCTTCAGGGTCATTTCTTAGCACAATCTGAGCTAATGAAGTAAAATTATTAATCAAACTATTACCCAAAATACTAAGTACACCAAACCTACCTGCATCGGCGAAAATTGTACCGCTAATAATAGCATCAGCCGCATACATTACACCACTCTGCAAAACCCGCCATTTCGCTATAGCTCTATTCAAAAACGTATCACCAGCCCAATACCTTACGCTTGTATCATCAACTCCCACGCCTGTCATCCCTGCTTTGATATTAGTATCATCCCCAGCGACTTGAATAGTTCCAGATGTCACCAAACCGCCATCTATAACCGTTTGGGTATTATCATACTCAGTAGCATCCTCCCAGTCCGTTGTTTCAGGCTCTTCATCCAAAACCCTAGCCTGAACACAACGATACAAAAAACTTCCATTTGACCATATATCTTTGAGCTTGTAAGGTGGTACAGGAAGGGTAGTACTAACAAAATGCTGTACAGACTTATCCGCCAAATCCGCTAAATCTTCATATTCATCGTTTGAGTTAACGAACTTAATCTTTCCCGCTATTTCGCCTAAATCCAAATCGAAATATGTATCACCAGCAAAGTTCTGTATCCGCCCCGTCTTAATAAAACGACCATTAATGGCTGTAGCTCCATAAGTCAAACTTATCCAACGAACTCCCTCCAACACCGAATGCAAAACCCCAACTAAAAAATAATAGTAAGTTGGGCTATCATCTACCTTATACTGCTCAGTTGAAAACAACAACTCAGCATCATCATAGTCCGCACGATTACATTTAGCATAAATATAGCGTGCAGCATTATCAGGTATCGTCACCGTTTGCCCTGCTATCTGCCATGTTTTGATAGTTTCTTCGATTAAATAATGTACTAATACACCGCTATTAACTTTGACTACATTTGCATTACCTAAATAATTAGGCTCTATTACAACTTGAAGTATAAATTGCTGAGATTTCACACCAACGACAAGCATACTTGTCTCTACTGAAAGCGGGCGAATTTTCCCCATGTCGAAGAAGCCATCCGTATCAAAAACCAAATTGAGTAATTCCTGTGTTGTTTTCCAACCCATGCGAGCTTTCACAGCATTATATCCCCTCGTGAGCTTAACAATATTCTTTTGCGAAGCTTTCACCTCCTTTACAGTTTGCTCGCCTACAGAGTACATAATCACATTAGAAAGCCCTAACGAAATCTTACAAGGATTAACAAGCGGATAGCTAATACTTTGTACTCTTATCAGCCCTTCAAAATTCAAAGAAGGTGCATCTATCGTAATAGCATCACCTGCCTGTATCTCATACTCGTAATTCCCTTCACGGATATACTTTTCATCCACATTCACCGCAACACGGAATTGCGGTTGACTATTCTTCTCTGCATAATCCGCACACGTTTCAGCTAGTTCCGCCTCTGCTGCTACGATATAACTATTCGGCATCGTAATACCCACAAAAGTATATCTATCACCTACATTGACTTGAAAAGTTGAATTAGGCATTTCATAGCCATTTTCATCTTTATTTTTTCCGAATGTTATTTGCTTAGTCGCACTATCATATTTCGTAATAAAATACTCACCACCGTTCAGCTCTCCAGACTGAAAGACAATTTTTGCCTGACTGTCCGTAATCTCCTGAGCGTTCAAATCGAAGTCCAAAGTGCTATCTACTACTATTAATTCCGACACTACAGAAGTAATAGTTGAAGTACGTTTCGGATAGATATAATCTATCTCAATAACGCCTTCTTTTCGACCATAAAGACTTGTATTGTATTCGAGTGGGGCATTAAGTGAAAGCCTATCTAAACCTTCACGATAGCCAGCAGGCAAATTCTTATTACCACCGTAGCAATACCAGACTGTCGCAAAGTTTGAATTAGTTGATTGTCGTGTAATATCGTAAGCTCCCTGACCCTTTCCGTAACCAAGTGACAAACTTTTCGTTGAGCCAGCCTGCTGAACTAAATAAATATTACGATTATCAACAAAGTACTCTAGCTGAAACTTTTCTGCTATTTCCGACAAAGCAACTCTTACCGAAATATCCTTAAATTCAAACGAAACAGGCTCTAAACTAACCGCTCCGCCTACATACCAACCTGAGCCTAAAGAACTAACCAACAAAGAAAGCATCTCCGCAGGTGTGCCAAAATAGCTGAATTGAGTTCTTCCCAAATGCTTAACAAGGCTATCATAAAGCAAATAAATTTCACCAAAAAACTCCGCTTCATATCGGTACAAACTAGCTCCTATTTGCTGTTTGTAAGTTTCCCCTACAATTTTGTATTGTTTTGAATTATGCAAAATATAATCCCCTACCTGTAAGGCAAGGGATTGAGGCGAAACAAAGCTCAAAACTATCTTTTCCTCACCCATCAAAGTTTGCGAAAAAACAGTTTGCTCGTCGATTTCAACACTATATTGAACCGACGAGCCTCTTTTAATTTGCATTTGCATTAAGGTAGTGTAGAAGGGCTTGTAAATGTATCATTATAGAATCTACCTCCCTCGGAAAAAGCAGCGGTGTGATATTTTAAGTCAAGCGTCTCCATTTCTTCGTATGTTAAATTTGCAGATGTTAAATCCACAACATGAAAAGCATACAGAACGTCCGATGCAGCCTTGTTAACTTCTAAACTTGCATAAGCATATCCGCTACCAAATTTAAACCCACTTCCAGCGTTCCCGTCATTTAGTGGATTTCCTGTCTTAGCATTAAAAGCTAAAGAACTTCTTTTTACCCCTAAAGAATTACCGCCAAAGAGACTACCTAATTGCGTTCCCTTGTTTACGCTTGCTTCAAAACTACACATATAATTTGTAGCATTAGAAAGGAGCAAACACATATTTGCAGAAGTAGCTTGCAATTGTAATCTTGTTCTATTAGTCCACACCGATACATAATAACCCCTAGAAGGGTTATTAAAAATGTGATTTTTAATTGCTACAGGTATATTAATCTGAAAATCGTTTCCAGATTGCAAATCATTTACTTGGCTAATAATTCCATGAAGTCCTTTTTTGTTTGTAAATTCCATTAACCCTTTAGTTGGGTCTGTAATTGTATTAACAATTGTCGGCGAAATTTGTGCTTCCGTTGCGGATAACAATTGCATTGCTTCATAATAAGCAATGTTTTTTATCGTACTACCATTTGCTGGAATAGTACTTGTACTATAAAATTTATGCGAAAAATCGACTAACATTAGGCTACCTGATGTTAATCTTTTATCATCTCTTAGTGTTTTAAATTTACCCTCTGGGTCATTTACCTCAAAAGGTAATATCATTTTCAGTGTTTCTGTGATTTCTGACATTTTTTTTATTGTTTTAGTACCCTAATTGATTTATTATTTCTTTTGCTTTATACGCTACCCCTGTATAGAAGTAATTGTTTCCGTGCGTGCTGTCTGTTGGGCTTGCCCACAAACTTGGAGGAAATAATCCATTTTCCATATATATCAAATCTTCCGAAGTAGGCGTTAATCCTAAGTCGTACATCATGTTACCAGAAGAATATTCTCTCATATTAATGTACTTGTTACCATATTTTTCCACACACTTTGCTTCCAATGCACTTCTATAAACAGGGGTGTTTGTGTGTAAACCGATTATAATAAAATTACTTTTTCTGTGATAATTGATACAGGCATCAACATATTTTACAAACAAATCTGGGTCATTATCAAAACCTCCGTTTTGACCCATCCAGATTATTTTGATAGCTGAATCCCTGTATTCCCTGTTCCCTCTTAGGTATAGGAAAGAATTTGCTCTAATTAATTTTATACTTGTAGAAGGTGCATTTCGTCTTATATAATAAGTACTTGATGTATAGGTTAATGTACATTCTACTCCCTCTATGTAACAAGGATTCACAATGTCATCAGCTGGCGTTTGTCTAAGAAGGTTAACAGGTACGCCTAGTGTATTTTTTAATCTAATGTTAGACAAGCTACTTATTTCTACTGTAGAAGTATCAGCAGGGAGAGTAAAAGCTTCTGTAATTATTGCAGGAATCCCACCAATTCTTGCTGATATAGTTGGTACATCCTCTCCTCCTACACCTTTGTTAACAACTTCATATTCAGGCATAAGTGTCTGTAATATATTAGGATATCTAACTGTACCTGTTTGTCCTCCTCTGGTTAGACTATCTCCATCACACTCAATTACGTTATTGCCAACAAGAAGTTTAACTTCTTGTTGAAGTTCTTTTAACCCGATACTACTTGTCTTTGTGTCTAATGTTGTTGTAGTGCCATCTGGTCGAAAACCAAGTAACACTTTTCTTCCTGCTGCAATATAAAAGAAATACTCATCAAATTCGGGGTCAAAATCATCTGCTAAAAATACCCCTAATTTTGTTTCATTGTCGAAGTCATTTCGGTTGATTTTTGACATTGAATAATCAAAAAGAGCCTTTAGGTGTCCTGTTTCAGTCAATTCTACTAAAATTTTCCTAAGTGAATCTAAAATTAAAAATCCAGCATCACTTTCATTTTTTGAGAGAGGCGAAAAAACAGACAATATATTAAGAAGTTCTTGTATTTGTGCAGAAAGCTTTTCTAGTGTAATTGTCGAATCTTTTATCATCATAGCTTCATCAATGTTATCCTTTTGCAACTTTACATTAAAATGTAAATTACCTTTTTCATCAAAATACCCTAAAAGCTTATTTAAAGCATCTACAATCGGCAAAGCATAATCTGGATTGTTGCTTTTGCCAAACATCGTTGTTTTTAGGGGAGTAACTGCATTATCTTGTATTTTTGGAGTACTAATACTATCATCTGCAAGCTTAGCATTTGTAACAGCACCCGTAGCAATTTTAATTGCCGTAACAGCATAATCAGCCAACTTACTCTCTACAACTGCATTTGAGGCAATTTTAGCCGCTGTTACTGCCAAGTCTAAAATCTTGCTTGTAGTAATAGCATCCAAAGCCACTTTTGCACCTGTTACCGCTAAATCAATAATCTTAGAAGTACTAACAGCACCATCCGCCAATTTGACTGTTGTTACAGCTCCATTGGCAAGCTTAATCTCCAAAATCGCACCATCAGCAATCTTAGCAGAGCTTACAGACAAATCCACAATCTTACCAGTACTTACACTAGCATCCGCCAACTTTACAGTATTAACAGAACCATCTACAATTTTTGCACTCGTTACTGTATTATCCTTAACAGCAACATCAAACTGAATATATGTCCAGCTTGACAAATCCCAAAAAAAGAAATTTATATTACCCATGACAGTTACGTTACCAGCAGGTGTAATATAAGTTCCCGCACTTACAACGTGTGCAGTCAACTTACTAGGAGTCCCCAAATTTGTACCACTACTTACAACTGAAGGCTTAACATCCTGAAAGTTTTTTGTACTAATCGTATCGTACAATTGTTGAACATCGCAATACATCGTCACTCCGTCAGAACTTTTGCCCATTAGCATCTTTTCAAACATTGAAACAACATTAATCTTACCCAAATCTTCCCAAAATCTAGCCATTTTACAAGTCGTTTGCTCTAATTCTCAACCCATTTGAAGTAGTCAAAAATTGATTATTGTTATTAGTTAAATAATTAAAATCTCTATTGTTTTGCACACTATCTAAATAGATGTACGCTCCTGTATGCGTCAAAATCGGCTCGCCTGTATGTGTAGTCAAGAAATTCCAATCCAATTCACGCCCCACCTGTACGCACCGAATATTTACCACTCCAAACACCTTCCCATCCAATTCATACACCTCAGAAACCTGAAAACCATCTTTTACAAAGAAAGTCCTAAGTGCATCCGAACGATAAGTAATTGTTCTTAGTCCTTCTTTTGAAAACAGCTTTAAAAGCGAATCAATACGTGTTTGAAAGCCATTTAAACTGCTATCCTGTAGCACACATTTCAAAATCAATTCTCTATAATTCCGCTTTGTAATCTGATAACCTTCAGTAGCATAAGCAGTAAACAATTGAGCTTTCGGAGCTGGCAAATTATGCCTTCCTTCTACATCCATTATAGTAAGTCCCAAAGCCTGAAAACTTATACCATCAATCCCGTAAGTCGTATTGTCCGTAGCGGGAATCGTTCCCGTAATCGGCACAATAGGTTGCCTAAAACTTAACTGAAGCTTAACAATGCCTTGCGGGAAATACTCCCCTTTGATTTCATCTTTCAGATACACTTCATACGTCCCGTAATCCGTTACCAAATCCACCAAATCCGTAAATCCCTGAATCGCAATATAAAAAGCTTCCAATTTCCTGAGTGCCTGATTTTCGTACTCCTGTACCAACAAAGCATTCAGCACTATATCACGCCCACCGTAACGTATTTCATCAGCCCTTACATAAGGTTCTATTCCGTTTTCATCCTGCCAGTCGTGAAATGTCTTCCCGATTCTCGCAGGCATATCAAACAGCCCCATAAAAGCAATATTACCATTGCCATTTTGAATGGGCGTAATACCATATTCCGCCAAATCCACTCCGCCAATCGTCACCATCCCCTATCGTAGCTAATGTCTGAATTTGCACGAATCTTCCTTAACTCTACCACCGCATTTTTCACCTCTGTAACGGTATTAGCAGTATTCTGCTCTATAGCCATCAATGAATTTGCCTGTTGACGCATCACGGATAACCCTTCACTTTCTACCGAAAAAGTCTTTTTTGAAATGTCGTAAAAGCTCCTGAATAATCCCGCCAACTCGCTACCTGTAGCCTCCGTAATACTTCGCTGAATTTGTCCCGTCAATCCCGTTGAGGTATTTCCAGCGGTTGCAGTTCCATTCACTAAGTTCAATCCCGTTATTTGCTGAATCGCTTGAAATTGAGTATTCGCACCTTGTACCAAGCTATCAAAAAGCAATTTTAGGTTTGCTATTTTCGACTGGTCTAAGTTCCCGCCTTCAGTAGATTTTGAAAACTCCTCATAAAACTTTTCCATTGCTTCAGCAAGTACTTTGTTTTTAAACATTGAAAGTGCAGCATCTTTCATTGTTTGCTCAAAGAAATCAGCTAAATCCTGCACTCCTGTTTTTCCTTCACGAAACATTTGCAAAAGGCTATCTGTCAATGCGTCTGAAGTAGTACCAGTAAATAGCTCAGCCATCTGTTTTGCTAAATCATTAAGGGCTTTTTGTGCATCATAACCCTTTTGCTCTAGCTCAACCAATCTTTCAACCATTTCCTTTGTTGCACCCCTTAATCTATCTTCAGCTAATAGCTTTTTTAAATCCTCAAAAGTTTTCCCTTTAAGAGACGCCATAATCTCCTGATTACTAATTGTAATCCAGAAGGCTTTTTCTTTTACTACATAGTCAACATAACTTTGAAATTGCAAATCGTTAAAAATCTTTGCATATTCTTCATTATACGCCTTAACTTCCTTAGTAAGTAAATTAAATTCGCTTGCTAAAGCTTTGTACTTAATAGGATTTGTCTGTGCTTCTAATAATTGTCTTGCTAAAAGAGCTTCTTGATACTTCCTTTCTCCTTCAATAATATTTTTATAAAACTGGTCATACTTTTGGTTTAGGTTACTTACCATCGTTATAATTCCACCAATAGCACCAATAGCACCACTAACTCCACTTATAATATCTCCACTAGCAAACCCTGCTACCGACTGAGCAGCCGAAGCACCAACATTAACTAACTGCGATAAGCTATTTAAACTATTTGCTAATTCAGAATTATACTGCCCTACTTCATTTGCAAGCCCACCAAATGTACTTCCAAGCCTTCCTAAATCATTTTGCAAGCCTTTTGCTACTTCCTCGGTACTTCCTTGCAAGTATTCAAAAGCCTTTGTAATCTTATCTGTCCAAGTTACTTTTCCATCGCCACTTGCATCTATTGCCTTAATTCTTTGCTTAATGTCAGTCAATGCCTGTATTACTCTTTTTCGCTCAGTTTCAGACAATAAGCTTTGTCCAAACTCATCTACTAAGCCAATTTCATTTACAAGATTTTTGTATCTTGCTTTTAGCTGTTCAAGGTTTGCTTGGTCTATACCAAGCTTCATTACAACCTCTAAGTTACCTAGCTCTCTCTCTAATCTCTCACGCAATTCATTAGGCAATTGCACATCAGATTCTTCAAGCAAACCTTTTAAAATCTCAATTTGTGCCTTCACTTGCGTGCGGGTCATCTCAATCGTATCGACTGCAAGTTGCTTGTAGATTGCTGTTTTCTGCAAAGCTTCATCCTTTGCACTATCTACAGCCTTTTTTCGCTCATCATCAAGTACTTTCAATCTATCAGTAGTCAGCCCGTTGTTTTCTTTCAGAGCCTTCACTTTCATATTGTAGTCCTTATCAATCTCAAGCAGTTTTTCGCTATAAGTCTTAGCAGCGTCAAGAGCAATTTTGTATTGCTCATCATCTACTTTTCGCTTATCTTTTGTAGCCGTTTCAAGTGATTTTCCTAAAAACTCAAGCCTTTCTTTTTCCGCTCCCGTAAGCGTTTTAGCCTGTTTTGAGTTGAGTTTAATATACTCCTCTTGCACTGTCTGCAAGTAAGTTTTGTTAGTATCTAGCTCCTTCGCAAATCGTTCTTTCGCAGCCTTTTCACCAAAGTTTTTCTTGTACTCTTCGTACTCCGCAAAAAGCCCTTTTTGCTTTTCCAAGCTCACCTTTAACTTTTCAGTATCTTGTCGAAAAGTCAAATCTTCAATCGCTTTTCCTAGCGTGACATCCAAGCCAGAACCATCAACTTTTACTTTGTTTTTCGGGTTTCTGTTAAACTTCTCAACCTCCTTAGCTATCTTCTCAAATTTGTCTCTTAGTGCTTGTAGCTCCTCTTCGTCCTTTGTTTTGCTTTTACGTGCATACTCTTCATTAACCTCAAAAACTCTTTGCTGAAGGTTTGCAGCTGCTTCAATTGTTGCATCGGTTTTAGTCGTTTTCGTTTTGTCTAAACCTAACTTACCGCCCATTTTATCAGCAAATTCACCAGCCTTTTTAAATAAATCTTCAGCAATTGCCTCTAAAGGTTTAGACTCCGCTTCTATAGCTAAAGCCGCTCTTTCTCTAGCATTTTTAGCAGCTTTTTTATAAAAGTCACCTCCTTTACCATCGCTCAATCCTTTTGTATTAGATAGTATAAAAGGTACAGACTCAGCATCACTTTTATTTCTTTCCTTAGCAGCTTCAGCCGCTTTTCTACCAGCTTCTTCTAATACATTTTCAGCAGCCGCCTTATAGAGTGTCATTTGCACATAATTCTTTGCATTATCTGCCATTCCTTTCTCTACTTCATCCAAATTTTTAACCGCTCCTGCTGTCTTGCCAATACTTTCATTATATAAATCAACTACAGCCTTTTGGTCATAAAGTCCTTTTCTTGCAAGTTCAATCGTAACATTTAGTTTAGTTACATTACTTACCGCTTTTGCGTATTCTCCACCACCTTCTAAACTTTTTGTAAAACCATTTGCTGAAAGTTGAGCTTCGTCAACTTTCTTCTTAAACATATCAAGCTTAGACAAATAGGCAATCAAAGGGTCTAAACCAAAAGCTAACAAACCAGCAACACCAAGCCCAGGAAGAATATTAGCAACCTTGTATAATCCAGCCCAAAGTTTTGAAACGATATTGCCATTATTTTGTATGGCATTTCCCATTTTATCAAACCCAACTTTACCAACATTTTGAGTTTGATTAATCAAAACTTGCGTTTCCTGAAGCTTTCTATTATACTTTTCTAGTAATTCAGAATTGTTAGTCGTTGCAGAACCATTGCTATATATTTGAGCTAACTTTTGCAATCTCTGCAAGCGTCCAATAGGTTTTTCAACACCCTCAGCTATCGCATTGCCCAAATCATCAAAACCCTGACGACCGATTACCGAAAGCCGTTTAAGCTCCTTCTCATACTGCTGAATCTTATCGTTAGCAATCTCAATTGTAGTCTCATTCGCTGCACTGCTTGCAACCTTCCTAGCTTCTTCAAGCTTTGCTTTCAAGTCGTCAATAATACCTTTTCCCGTCAATTTCGGACTCAAACTTTCGCTAATCCTTTTGCCTGCCACCTCAGCAGTATTAGCAATCCCCAAAATTTCAGCTTTAGCCTGATTAGCCTGAGCCTTCATCTGTGGATTGTTAATCATGAAATTAACGTCTAACTCTAAATCTTCCATAATTACCACTCTGGTTTAATCTTTTCATGAAGTGTAATAAAAGATGCCTTAAGCGTAAGTGCATCACTTTCATCGGTGTAATCTGTTCTTCTAATAATCTTAAATTTTCTTCCAGACTCAGAATCTACGGTATATTCTTTCACTGAATGAATTAGAATAAAATTCTTAGTTGTTAGTATTTTCCAAATAGCCAACAATCTTCCGATAAGTTTTTTTTTCATTTTTTTCCCAAAATGCCAAACAATTGTTTACCCGACATTTTTCTGTTCAATTCTGATTTTTTTACGCTTTTAGGCGAGTCCGCCAACATCATTTTTACCGTTACCCAACTCAGTTCATACATTACCTGATTCCAAGTCAAGCCCGTTTTTTCCATGATATGAACCAACATACCAAAGAGGCTATCCATCCCTACAGATGTTAACTCCCCTTCTTCATTTGACCCAGAAGATTCATCGAATTCAAAAATCTGGTAATAGTGATAAAATCCGCAGTACCGCCAAACAGCAATAAGATTTCAACAACCTGCAAAATCTTTTCAGGCGACTTTGTCATCAACCATTTAGCCAAAACCTTATGCAAAAGCTTACTGATTGTATAATTTTTGAAAAGACAAATTGCCAAAATCTTGCAAAAGGTCTCTAAATGTCGGCTCATCAACCCAGTTGCTTCAGCAATCGTATAATTGCCGAGTTGCTCATTTGAAACCCCAACCTCACCAAGATACTTCCCCATCAAAACAAGTTGCATACAGCAAGGTTGATAAACTTTTGGTTTCCACCAAAAACACAAAAGGGGAGGCGTTATGTCTAATGCCACCCCTTCTCTTAAAAGTGTTTTGGCGGCTTTTACATCTACATTCATAGTCTTACAGCCTCAAAATAAAAATCACTAATTCACTAACTCACAATTAAATTTACGCCGCTGGCTCAGTCCAAGTAACATCAGGAATCAGCGGAAATCCTGTATCATTCACCTCAACCTCAATTGGAATAAAAGGAACTTGAGTATCACTCAATTGCGAGTTAAACCCCGTAATCCAACTTCCTTTAGTAATCACAAGCACGAAATTATCTAAGGTAGTTACTCGCAAAGCAGCAATTTTCTCTTTTGCATTCGTTTTAGCCATGCTCCAAGTCTTCACACCATCAGCAGTAGCAACAGTTCCACCCAAAAACTTCAAGAAATTGTCAGCAGACAAATCAACCGCATTTAAAACCACGGTAAATGCACCGTCCTGCAATGCCGTAATAAACGGATTACGCTTTCCTACAGCGAAAAATTTTGTTTTTGTCGGAGTAGCAAGCTGAATATTAACAGAGTTTTTAAGCGTTTTAACTTCTGTCCAGTTTGATACCGCTCCATCCGTCAGGGAGAAATCCCCGATTTCTACCTTTTTACAATCAATAGTATGTGATGGCATTATATTTTTTGTTAAAATTTTGAAGCCCTATTCAGGCAAAATATTTTTTTAAAAGCTAAATCTTACTCAGTTTCCTCAGTACCTTCGCCTTCACCTTGTCCAGCTCCTTCGCCTTCTGTACCTTCGCCAGCTCCTTCACCTTCTGTACCTTCCGAACCTTCGCCAATTCCTTCGCCTTCTGTAGCTTCTCCAGTAGTTTTGTCAGCTTTTTTACCTTTTTTGCCTGCTTTTACTACTTCAGTAGTTTTTTCAGAGCTGTCCGAATTTTGCTTACTGGGTTTCTTCTCGCACCAATCCACCTTTTTATCTTCAAGCGTTTTGGAATGATTCACAGCATCATTTTTATTCTTATCGCTAAAAGCTTGATTATCTGAAGTAAGATAAAAACCTTCAACATCAGGGTATTGAGCAAACAAAATGCCCAATGTTTCTTTTCTCTCTTGTGTCATTTTTTGAAATGTTAAATGGAGTTAAAACGCTATTAAAACGTTATTAAAATCGTTGAAATTTGGGGCTAAAATCGGATAAAATTGTAGGACAAACCTAGTCCTATACTTGGGCTTACAGCATTCTGTAGCACATCGTACCTATATCCTATTTGTAAGCCCAACCCCAGTCGCTTAGGTTTTTCTGGCGGTATGGTAAATGTTTGCACACCCTCTATTTGTGCGTGCGGGTCACTAAGCGATAAATCAACATACTCTTTCCGCCCAACCAACCAATTCCCCTTAGTGTACTTAGTCTTCGTGAACTCTACATTATAATTATAATTCAACATCGAATCCCTAGTATTCAAAGACATTTCCAACCACCTATTCTTATAATTGTATGTAGTCTGGTTAAGACTATCGACTCGCTGAGCTTTAACAATATCTCTAACGGTTGCCTTTACACGTGTGAGTTCCGTAATTTGCGAAACCGAAATATTAAGGGCTTTTCGTAGCGTATCAAGATACCCTTTCGATACCGCCAATTCTTTCTCAGCATCGCTCTTCACAAAGACATCCTTATAAATCACGTGGTTTGTGCCGTCCTTGGCAATGTACTTTGTAAGTACCAGTGATTGCTTGTTAGCCTGACTTTGTAGCGAGGCAATTCTTTTTTCATCATCAACCTTTTGAAGGTATTGGTGAAAATTAAAAACTAAACTTGCAATACCCACAAAGCCAATAATAATAACGTTTGGTTTGATTTTCATTTTTCTAAGATTTTTTGAACTTGATTTTCTGTAACACTACGGATAAGGCTATCCGTCAATTCTTTTGTATGTGCTTGCTTTTGCAGTAACATATCCTGAAAAATCACTTTGTCGTATAGCCGTAACCGCTCGGTATTAATCGTGTCAATTCTGGCATTTAAACGAGCATTTTCTTCACCCGCCTTGTCAGCCCGCTCGATGAAATATATCAACAAACCTATAAGCGACGCAAGCAATATTTCACGAGGATATTTTCGCAAATCCGCAAGCGAAAAAGGTTGTTTCATCATAGCGGTTAGCATTCAGCTATCAGCTATCAGCCAATAACGAAAAATTAAATATTAACAATCAAAAGGCTCATAGCTCACAGCTCAAGGCTCACAGCTACATTCCTATTTCCTTCAACCACTTTGCAACATCAAAAGAAGGACAATCTTTCTTTACATTCGGAAAATCTCTATGCCCACAAACCACCGCATCGGGAAACGCTTCTTTCAACTCCTTAACAATTTCCATTTGTGCAATTTTCTGCGGAATAGTCCTATTATCCACCGCCTTTCCTTTCGCATCCACACCGCCTATATAGCTAATGTGAATACTGTTTGCATTATGCCCAGCCACACCATTAGAAACCTTACTAATGTCAAGCAGTTGAACTCTTTCGCCCGACGCTTTGATAATAAAATGATAACCAACATTCTTCCAGCCTATTTGCTTCCAATGAGCCTTGATTGAGTCTATACTCGTAGTCTGGGGTGTGGCTGTGCAGTGCAATACGATATGTGTAATCTTTCGCATCTTGTCTATTTTTAAGTTTTGAATGCTAAATTTTCAATAAAATCACTCCTCACTCAGCATTCAAAACTCAAAATTTATTAGGCTTTATTCTTCGACACCATCGCTCCAATATGCTGAACACGCTTGTTGACAGCAATAAAGTAATGACGATAGTTAATCGTATTCGATTGGTTTTCAGGGTCAGTATTCGCCATCTTGAAATACTGTTTCGTCTTACCCGTTTTCTTCGCAATGTTACGAGGAACAAAGCAGAAAGAACCCTGATACTGTCCCGCCGAAGGCGTTGCACCAAATGCCAACTTCGTCAAAGCCGCTGCGTTGTAATAAGGGTTTTCCTTGTAACGCATAATTTCAAAACCCGCAATTCTCGGAGCAGGACTACCCTCTCTATAATTTACCAGCTGGTCACCAAAAAGGTTTCTATCCAACAATAAATCATTCCAGTGGTCATCACAAAGAACTAAGCGACGGTTAGTATCTACTTTCGGCACAGCTTTGTCTAATCGGTCTTTAAAACCAACCAAGCTCTTATAAGTACATCTCAAACGCTCGCCAGTTGCCTCAGTACCATCACCCAACACTACAAAAATCGGAGTAGCCGCAGTATTGGCAGCAGGAGCAATCGCATGAGCAGCCTTTGCATACTTTTTAGATAAAATCGCCTCCGTATGCGTAGCCGTTGCCGTATCAATTTGATTGTACGACGAACCATCAATCTGGTCATCACTCAACGTCGTACCTTTCGTTTGATACTTATCAAGTTGAATCGTCACTGAGTCATCATCATAAGCCTGTAACGCAATCGGATATGTTGAGTTATTAATCAACACATCTGGTGAAAAATCGGTAGTTGGGATGTGAATAATATTCTGTTCACCTGCCGAATTACCACCCAATTCAATAATAGAAGTATCCAATTCAGGGATACCATTTAGCCACGGTGCATCCGCTTCCTCTTTCAAGTTACGCTCTACACGGTTTTGCCACTGTTCAGCATATATTCCAGCCATTTTTATTAGAAAAATTTAAGATTTTTAGAAAAGATTAATTTTACTCAAAGCTCAAAGCTCATAGCTTACAGCTCAATTACTTCCAAAGAGCATTATACTCATCTGGAAATTCAGTCTTGAATGAAAGCTTCTCCTCAGCCGAAAGCTTCTCAAACTCATCAGGGGTTTTCGGATTTGCATTTCCACCCTGTCCAGTATTACGAATACCACTAGAAAGGTTTTGTTTCGCAGGAATACGACTTAACAATCTAGCCGTCAAAGCATAATTCTCAGTTGCATCCTTAACAAAGGTATCTTTCTCATCAGCCGTAATTTTGCCTGAAAGTAAAGCCTCTTCAACAAGTGCCTTTGCCTGTACTTCTGTAGCATCTTTTAGCCTTTGTTTTGTCGCATCATGTGCCAACTTTTCAGTTGAAAGATTGCTTTCCGCTGCTGATAATTTCGATACAATCGTTTCAATAGCTCCCATCAATTCCGCTTCATTCTCTGGATTGTGGCTCAAGCCCATTTTGGTCAGCGTTTGTGCCGACAACGTGATTTTAAACATGTCCTTATTTTTATTTTGTGTTCCGTGCAACTTATAATCTGCTTCCAATTCACTAATCGCAAGCTTAACTTCGTCCTCTTTCAATTCTTCACCTGATTGAGAAAACAATCTCAACGAAGCCTTATTCGATGGTACTGCTACAATACTTACTTCATACAATTCACACGAAGTCAAAACCCAACTGCCGTCTGGTTGCTGTTTCATCTTGTCTCTATCAAAAGTCACACCCATACTGCAACCTTTAATGTATCCACGCTCTACCTTTCCAGCAATCTTTTTAGCATCCTCATCCTCCATGTCAAATTCCGCCACTCCCTCAAGCTTAGTACCGTTTATCGTCACATCCTTCCAACGTCCTAATACATTTTCCGTACTGTTCCAATGTTGGTCGAGCATTACAGGATTTGCTTTGAATCGCTCTAACAAAATGCCTGAATTCGGAATTTTGAATCCATAAGAATTTACTTCGCTTTCATCGTTAAATACAAATTTCATTTCCTCTCCGTGTTAATTACTCAACAAAGATTATCCCTCTTATTAGCATCAAAAACTATTGATTTATGCCTTACCCATTTTTTTAGAAAAACCTCTAAATCGGCTCAATTTTGAAGAAAAAAGAAGAAAATGGGAGAAAAAAAAGACAAGATTAGGCACGAAGCAGAAGCCTATTACATCGACAACCCCGAAGCAACACAGACAGAAATTGCAGAGCTTTTCAAAGTAACTCAAAAGACAATCTCGTCATGGTGCGTAAAATACGACTGGGAACAAAAACGAGTAGATTTTCACTCATCACCCATCAAAATCAAGCAACTATTACAGCGTGAAGCTATACTCGTAGCTCAGGGAAAACCATCAGTAGTAAATGCCGACGCAATCGCCAAATTGATGAGTGCGATTGACCGTTGCGAAAAGAAGGCAAACCCGATTGTGATTGCTCGCATCCTCAAAGATGTTGACAATTTCATCTCTGAGCTTGACCCTCATTTCGCTGCAAAGCTTACCGATTTTCACAAGCGATTCTTACAACATCGCATAAACTTAGAATTGCAATGAGCGTAGAGATAGAAGATAGAAAGTGGGCAAAGCTCTTGCAAGACTACGACAAACATTGTATTCGTATTCAGCAAGCCACAACCATAGACATTCACGAAACAGCCAACCAAAAGCTTTTGCGAGTACGCCAAAAAGAGCAGTCTTACTCAGAATGGTTTGAATATTACTTTCCCAATTACGCAAAAGTAAAGTGTGCTTGGTTTCACTTAGAGTTAGCGGATTTATTGGTTAAAAATAAGTGTATCCGCCTACTGGCAGAGCTTTTCCGCTCCGCTGGTAAGTCCGTACATGTCTGTATGGGTATTCCTTTGTATTTGTATTTAGTCAAAAGGGATTTGTTTTTTATGCTCTTAATCGGGAAAAACGACACAAAAGCAAAGAAACTCCTTTCAGGCTTACAGGCACAACTACAATACAACAACAGGCTCAAGAACGATTACGGCGACAAGTACCAGTCTGGAAACTGGGCAGAAGGTGACTTCCAAACTACCGACGGAGTACGCTTTATGTCACTCGGTTTCGAGCAAGACCCTCGTGGAGTGCGTGAAGAAGGAAACCGCCCTGACTATATAGTTTGTGATGATGTGGACACAAAGAAATCTATCAATAACGATAGAATTATGCGTGAATCAGTCGATTTTATCGTCGAGGATATTTGGGGCTGTTTCGATTCAGACGATAACAGTACAGAAAGATTTGTGTACGCCAACAACAACTTCCACAAAAATTCAATCACAAACCGACTACACGAATACTTTGTCGAAGTCAAAAAAAATTCTACAAAAAAGAAGCGTACAAAGTTTGAAATTCTAAAAGTATGTGCTGTTAAGGACATTGTAAACTTTGAACCAGAATGGAAAGAAAAAACAAGTGCAGAGTACTGGCGTGAAAAGTTTATCGACACTCCTTACCGCTCTTTCATGCGTGAATATATGCACGTTCACGTACAGGATGGTGCAATTTTCAAGCATGAGGACGTACTTTTCACAAGTCCTTTACCACTGAAAAAGTACGACGCACTATGCTTTTACGGTGACTTATCCTACAAAGCCAATGCCGATTACAAGGCAATGATTCTTGTAGGAAAAACAGGCAAAGATTTTCACATCTTACACGCTTACGTCCGTCAAAAATCACGGGCTGACTGTGCGAAATGGCTGTACGACCTATACGAAAAGCACAATTTAGGGCTGTACAACATCAAGTACATGATTGAAGGTTCTTTTTCTCAGGACGATTTTGTATCTGATTTTGATGCTGAAGGCGAAGAAAGGGGATATACAATCACTGTTCGTGCAGACAAAAAGGCTAAAAAAGACAAGTACGACCGTATTGAATCAATGGCAGGTTTCTTTGAAAAACACTTAGTCTATTTTTCAGAAAAACAACGCACACCGGACCAGGTAACGCTAATCGACCAGCTCTTAGCATTCGAGAAAGGCTCTCAAGCACATGACGACGCACCCGACGCTTTACAGTCCGCAATCAGTAAGCTCAACAAAGTAACTCACAAAACAAAAGCAAAATCCGCCTTCGGTGCAAGAACATCATTTAGGCATTAACATATTCCAGCATGGCATTCGTAGAAACAGAAGACTTCAAAACGCATATTTATGCCGAAGCCGTTGCCGTAATTTCACGCAACGACGAAACAAAAGTTGAGCAGGCACTTCGCCTCGGTCAACAAACAGTAGCACGCTATCTAAGCAATTATGATACTGTAACAATCTTTGCCAGCACAGGCACAGACAAAGAAAAGTACGAGGAATTAACCCTCTACATTAAGGACATCGCAAAATGGCATTTCATAGCCGTTTGCAACGTATCTGTAGATTACGAACTCGCAAGAGAACGCTACGAAATGGCAATCAAGGCACTCGAAAAGATACAGAAGTCATCAATCATAGACGGCTGGGCAATATCTCCCAAAAACCCAGAACCCTCAGCAATCCGCTCAGGCTCTAATACAAAGTGGAATCATTCCTAATCATATTCCTGCCATCAGGAAAACGATTAAACAACGTTCAAACAACATTCAAATGAGATTCATAGACAATATAAAAAGCATTTTTGGCACAAAAACCCAAACGCTTTCAGCCACACAAGCCACCCAAGCCAACACAAAAGGCAGAAAGCTACCATGGCAACCACGTGCCATTTTCCAAACCAAGCAAGATATTCGTACTTGGAAACAAGCCGTTCAATTATACAATTCTGAATACCCGATGAACGACAAACTTCAATTGTTATTCATCGAAATAATGAACGATTCTTTGCTAACATCGCAAATCAACAACCGTATTCAGCAAGTACTATCATCATCTTTCGTGTTGAAAAACGCAAAAGGAGAAACCGATATTGAGGCAACAAAGGCACTTCAAAAAAACCCTGTATTTCGTTTTCTAAGTGCCACAGGTTTAGAAGCAATCTATTACGGTTATTCGCTTGTAGAATTGTTTATGAACGACACAAAGCAATTAGAAGCAGAGCTTTTACCACGCCAAAACACAATCCCCCAAACAGGCGAATTCATTCAGGATTTAACGAATACCAACACCATCAAGTATCGTGATATGGCAGAGTTCGGCACTTGGATTTTGGAATACAACCAAAAAAACTTAGGGCTTATCAACAAAGCCGTTCCTCATGTGTTGATGAAACGCTTTGCTCAAGCCTGTTGGTCAGAGCTTTGCGAAATTTACGGAATTCCGCCCCGTGTGATGAAAACTAACACCACCGATGCCACCATGATGAGCCGTGCTGAGCAAATGATGAAGGACATGGGCTCTGCTGCTTGGTTCATTATAGACGAAGAGGAAACTTTTGAATTTGCCGATAACGTAACCACAAAAGGCGAAGTCTATCAATACTTAATTCAGCTTTGTAACAACGAAATGAGTATGTTGATAAGTGGTGCAATAATCGGTCAAGACACCGTCAACGGCTCAAATGCTAAGGAAAAATCTTCTCAAGATTTACTTTGGTATCTCGTTCAGGATGATATGAAATTGCTTGAGCAACAATGGAACAATATCAATATTCCTGCATTAATCAAACACGGAATAGTTCCAAAAGGGCTTACGTTCGAGTTTGAAAAAGCCGAAGACATCGACCAACTTTTTAAATTCACTGCTCAGGCAATGAATAGTTTTGAAGTTGACCAAACGTGGTACGCTGAAAAATTCGGCGTAAAAATCACAGGTGCAAAACAGACTCAACAAACATTATCCGCTCGCAGTTTTTTTCTCAACGCCCCGACAACGAGCGGGGCAATGACGAACTGTTGTGGAATTCCCCACACCTTTAAGCTTTCAGGTAGTATCAATAACGATACTCTCTTAGAACGTTTCTATGAGGATTCAGGCGAACGCAAATTTGATGCAGAAATTTTCAATTTCACAGCTAAAAATCTATCCGAAGCTTTCAGTAAAGGTTGGAAAAAAGGTAATAAAGTAATTTTGGCTGTTGGCATTGAATACGGCAAAGACGACCCTTACGCACTAACGGCTTACGAAATGAATCTTTTCCGTTTCGGAGGCATCAAAACCCTTGCAGAATCTCAATTGCTTAATAAAGCCTTCCGTGAATCTACAAGTTTTGCAGATTTCAAAATCAGGGCTTCGTTAATAACCAAGATTCATAATGAGGAATGGTTAAGAACAGAGTACAATACTGCTCTTTCCGTCGGCGAAACCTCAGCGACTTACAACCGCTTGAAATCGCAAACAAAGCTATTCCCGTACTGGATGTACAAAACCGTTGACGACAACAAAGTACGCCCAGAACATCGTTTGTTGAACGGGTTAATTTTGCCAGCCGACGACCCCGCATGGGATAAAATCTACCCGCCAAACGGTTGGAATTGTCGCTGTTACATCGTTCCACGGATGAAAAATGAAATTGGCAAGCAGGATATTGAAGCCAATAGCAAAACCTTTCAGGAGTTCATCAATTCTGAGGAATTCAAGAAGGCAACAAAATCAGGTTGGGGCATCAACAGAGCCGAAACCGAGCAGGTATTCACAGCTAATCAGCAATACGTTAGCAATATAACCGAGGCTAACAAAATGCTATCAGAGCTTTCGCCTGCCGATTTCAACATCAAAGCTCCGACCAACGAGCCGAAAGTTTCGACAAATCCACCCGAAGCTTTCGACAAAACCCAAACCGAGTACAACGATTACAATAACCGAGTTATAAACATTAGCCCAAAAATCATTCAAGAAATTGAAGGAACAGAGCTAATATCAGAATTCCAAAACGTAATCCAAAAGCCCGACGAAGTTTGGTTTCAGGCTGAGAAAAAAGGCGAAAGCTTTAATCAATACCTATATATCAAACAATACGAAGGGCAAAAAATAGCAGTCCGTGCAGAGTACAAAAAAGGTATAGGACTAATCATCAAAAAAATATTCAAAGTCTCAGTAGATGCAATCCGCTGGGGATTATTAATCAAGTAGCTATAAGCTATGAGCAATGAGAAAAGAAAAAGCTCAAAGCTCATAGCTCAAAGCTCATAGCTAACAATGAACAACCAACAAAAAATCGACGCATTCTTCGCAAAATTCAATCACCGTATTGAACAAGCACCCTCCATAATTGCCGAAACTGCAACAGAATACTTTAAAAAGTCATTCATAGAAAAACGTTTCGGCTCAGACATTTGGTCACCTACAAAACGACCAGTAAAAAAAGGCTCATTAATGGTACGCTCAGGTGCATTAATGGGAAGCATCCGCCCGACATTAGTTACTCAAAATCAAGTAACTATTTCAGCAGGCTCAAGCAAAGTACCTTATGCAAAAGTACATAATGAAGGAGGAACAATCCAACACAATTCACGCTCAGAAACCTTCCTTAGAAACCGAGTGCAAAAGAAAACAAAGAAGTCGAAGTTAGGGCAATTCAGGAAAGGCATAGTATCAAACCAACAAGGTTTTACCTTCAAAGCCTATGCTCAAAAAATGCCCAAACGTCAGTTTATGGGCATTAACAACGTATTACAGCAATCAATTATCAACCGTATCAAAAAATCAATCACAAACCGATGAAAGAAACATATCTTAACATCCTACAACATTTATCCACGGTTTCCGAACTACGCTGGATAGACGCAAACAAAGGGCAATTAATGTCCGAAACACGCCCAGCCCTAGCCTTTCCAGCTTGTTTAATCAAGCTTGAAATTACAGATTCAAAAACCACAGGTGCAAACGTACAGGTACTTACTATACAAGTAACATTATCCCTTATTTTCACCTTCGTAGGCAACACCGCACTACAAACACCCGAACAAATCAGAGAAGAAAGCCTAGCGTATTTCGATACCGTCCAAAACACCTACCTAGCCCTACAAGGCAAGCTAAACCACGACGGACGACCCTACGAAAGAACATCTCAGCGTGAGCAAGAAGGCGAAGCCATCAAAGTAGTTAACCTAACCTTCAAAACCTTCGCTTTAGACCAATCAGCAGCATAAAAAAAAGCCCTTCGTGATTGAAGGGCTTTTTTTTAACCTCTAAATTTTGGCGTTGTTACACTTAGTACTTTTACACCTCTTTCATCAAAACTTTCAATCTTAACTTCATCCTCTTTCCAAACCTCTATATGGTCGTTAAAAAAAAGAAAGTAATTTCCATTTATAAGTTTATTTAAAAAAAAGCTATGATAACAAGGTAAACGGTTAAATTCAAGCATTTCACCAATTTGGGCATCAGCTTCAACAATATCTTTAAATGTAATTTTCAGGATTGAATCACTTATATGATGCTCCCCATTAAACCTAAAAACCAAAAAAGGATTATATCCCACTTTAGGATACAAAGCTTCCGTCCTTAATATAGTGTAAAAATTAAAAGGCAAATCATATTTTTTGTCACCATTTTGCGTTACAAAAGCTACAAGAATTCTAAAATAATCATAAGTCATTTCCATATTATTATTAGTTTATAGCCCTTCATTCACGAAGTGCTTTGTTTCAAACTTTCAAATCAACATACAAATAAAAATACTTCCCTCTGCTCTCAATACCAATATTACCATTACCAGCTCGAAAAGCATTTTCAAAGCCTAACACTATACCTTCTAATCGCTCCACATAGCTACCTTTATACTTACCAGCCATAAAATCTTGTTTCAAGCTCTTTGCAAGTCTTATCACATCCTGTTTAGTAGCTTTCACAATACTCTATCTTCAAAATCCGCTAACCTACTCTGACTAGTAGAAAACAAAGGTATTTTCTCAACAACAATACCTTTATACTCAATCGGATACTCCTTATCCTTAGTAATCTTAAACCATTGTTGCTTAGAAAGCGGAACACCTAAAGGATGTTCCAAAAAGCTCTGAATTGCCGAATGTGCCGTCTTTGTGCCATTTGCCAATGTTACGATAAAAATATATTTTTGCATTGTCTTAGTATTTAAGCCCCTTTATATGTTCTAGCATATTTCAGGGGCTTTTTTTAGTTAATTATTGAAAAGTAATTCTCTATTTTCTTTAAACTTTTCAGGCGAACAATACTTAAATCCCTCTTTCTCTATAATTTCAATAAGACTTTCTTTACTGATTTCATATTCTTCAAAAAGCTTGCCTGCTTCGTATATATTACTATTGTTTGTATATTCCTGCTGCACTTCTTGAAACGGATTGTTATTTTTATCAAACTGTTGTTTTACAAGAACATAGGCAAAAACTTCTTGACTAACTTCTTTTTCAAATCTATTAACTTCGCCTGTTATCTGCGAAACCTGTTCTTTTTCAATAGAATCTTGTTCTACTATAGCTATATGTTCTCTAATTTCTTCTGCAAAAGCTATACAATCAGCTTTTTTATTGAATGGGGAATTTCTATTTGCTGAATCTCTAAAGTTAAAAATTATGTCTTCTAAAAAAGAATCTTTGTTTAAATCAGCAAGATAAAAACCCATTTGATTTTTGCCATCAATTAAGATGTTGTATCTTAATTGACCTTTCGCATTTTTAAAATCTGCAATTTCAACGTGGATGTTTTTAAATTCAAAATTTGTCATCGTCTTAGCATTTTTCAACAAAGCTCCGTTGCCTTATTGTTGACACAAATATAATACTTATATTTAATATAAGTCAAGTTAAATTGTAAATATTTTTAATTTATTTTCAAAAAAAAAGAGTGAAACCAAAAGCCCCACTCTTTCAACAACAGCATACCTAAAACTAATTTTTTTCTATCTCAACTAAATAATCTAACTCATCATGTGAGTAATGCCATTTTACCAAATAACCATATTTCTCCAGTTTACCATTAATCGGGTCATATCTTTTAATTGTATTAATTATTGCATCTATTATAGGATTTAAAATGCTTGTATCGAAAAAAAGTTTACCCTCTAATTCAATTGACCATAAAGTATTAATTACAGGACTTCTCTTTGCAACTAAAACTTTGTTGTCAGCTTTTACAATTTTCATTTTCAAATGATTTACAAGCCGTTCCGATTTGAAAATAGGATATTCAATAATATCAAAACTTTTACTTCTGTTAGCCTCTTCAATTAAACTTTTCAGCTCAATTAGCATTTTCAAACAAATTTCCATTTTTCAGATTTTTAAAACTATAATTAACAATACTCAATATTTTCTTTTTTGTGGAGTCAAATCTATTGAAATGCTACTCGGTTTTTTATAACCTTTCATCAAAGAAAATAATAATTCATTTTCACCAATTTCAGCCTTTTCAGTTATTATACTCGTTTGCCTAACTACATGAGATTGACTATTTAATACTATTGTATTCACTGTAACAACTAAAATATACAAATCCGTAACCATCAACTTTTTAACAAAATCACATTCCGAAATCAATATTTCTCTACACCTTGTTAATTGATACAATATTTCATCATATCTTTCATGCTGACCAAATCCCTCAAAAACTAAATCCTGAAAGCTTTTTAACTTTTTATCCATAAAAATTAAATGTAGTTTAATCACTAACTCACTACTAAACCCATCACTCAATCCGCTCAAACGTCCCAAACTTACACATCTCAAGCCATGCCTTATAGTCAATCACAAAAGGCGTTGTAGGCTTCAAATTGCTATTTGTACAACTAGCATAATACACTTTACTCTTCGCCCGTCTATCTTCCGAAAACGTTATTTCATAGATAGTACCATCTTTATTAAGCCACTTTTCAATCAACCCACTCATCAACTAAAAATGTTTTTAACTTTAATTGATTTGTAGGTTCTTCAACATTACAACCATAAACAAACGGACTTCCTTCATTATTCAAACTGATATTGTATGTCATTATGTAATCAACTACATACTTTTCACCATCATACATAAAGTAATCCTTTTGTATTGCTAATTCTTTTTTGCAATGTTCAATTTTATTAAAAGCCATATCCTTATTTTTTAATCACTAATTCACTAAATCACTAACTCACAATTGAACTACAACAAATGCAAACTAATCCAAAGCGAAATCATACTACCAGTACTACTCCCAGAAGCATAAAGAAATCTATCCTCCCAAGTGCCAAAAGCAATCTTTTTAATATTAAAGCTCCATACAATAGCGATTATATAAGCCACAACACCCACACCCATAATACTTTGTTTTACGACAAAATACGTCGATAGGATAACAAAAAAAACCTGCAAAAAACCCGTTATAAATATTCTCATTTTATGTTTTAGATTAGCCCCTCTCAACAGGAGAGGGGTTGGGGTGAGGTTACTCTTTTACAAATATTTTATTGATTTGATATTCGCCTTTTGGCAAACTATCTAAGTCATCAACTGCATGTTGATAAGTCAAATACTCTTTATCAAAGAGTTGAATCCCAAATGTGTGAATCATTTGTAAGAATTTATGCCCTCCAGTATAAACCTTTACCAACTTTCCTATTTTAAAAATCTCTCTATACATTTTTTTCTATTTTAAGTTTAAATCACTAACTCACTCAATCACTAATTCACAATTGGAAAAACTCACTAATTCACAATTAAAATATACTCAACTGCTTCTCTTCCGTCGTAACCTCATAATGCTTATAACTCTTCATAAAGGTTGAATAACACATACTATGTCCCAATTTCGGCAGTACCGCTCTAACAAAGAAGGTATCAGGAATATCGCCATTCTGTGCTTTCCAAGCCTTGTACTTATCCATTACGAAGGCACGTTTCCTGTCCAGATTTTTAGAATTATAAGCCATTATTTACACCTCCTTTCTTTTAGCGTTATTAAAATCATTCTTACATTTAGGCTTACAGAAACGCTTCTCTTTACGAGCAGAGCTAAACGGTTTCAAACAAAACTCACAAACCTTTTCACCAACCGTTTCAGCTACAAATTGCCGTGTAAGCCGTGTATTAAGCGTTTTATCCGTTTCAATCGATTTCAAAGCAACATCCGTTTCAAGCGTTTCACAAACCGTTTCAGTTTGCTGATACTTCACAAATCGTCCCGTATCCTGCCAGTGTTGAAAATCATAACCGAAAGCATTACAAGCATATTGCAAATTTTTGAGGCACATATTCCGTACTCTTTCAGAGCTATAATTTTCAATCTCACTAGCAAGCTTTACTAACTTATTAATATCAGTAATTTGCTTTAACATAGGCTACAATTTCAGTAATATTCCCATCAGGCATTACTTCATACTTTCGGGTTCTGGCTGAAACATTTGAAATCATTTCTTCAACCACCTCAGCTTCATCATAATCTTCAAATTCGCCTTCATCCAATTTAGAAACCACCCAATACAAAGCCATTTCCGAAGCAACTAATTTTTGTCTTTTTGTTAGTGCCATTTTCGTTTAGGGGGTTCTGGGGGTTTACTTGAATTTTTCACATGTGGTATTTGCGTTTTCCTTTCTTTTTCAGCTTTAATTTTAAAAGCTTCCCATTCATCCAAAGGGTCATCCTTCTTCTTACCATTCACCACAACCAAAAGCCATATCCCACAGCACATAGTTGCGAAAAAAATTATTGTTGTTATCATTTTTTCCTAAAATCTTAAAGTCCAAAATCCTAAAGTCCTAAAAACTAATTATTCCAAATCTCACTCCCCAAATAAGTATTAGCATACATCTTAGGCGTGTTATTAATCTTAATCTGATAGAAGTACTTAGTCAAGTGCGTAAAAGCCTTAATCTGTTCAGCTTCCGAGAGCTTATTCCATAGCACCACCGATTTTTTCTTGTGGCTGAGAGCCTTATGGTCATAAGCTTCCCAAAACTCTTCAAACGAGACTTTCTGAATTACCTCTACCAGCCTTCTGTTTTCCTTATCCGCAGCAACCAAATTCCTAAGAGCACTTAAACTCAGCGGAAAATTTCTGATTAATGTTTCATGCTGTGCTTCCGTGAGTTGAGCCTGCGAAAGGTCAAAAAACACCAGCAAATCATTTTCCGAGTAACCAAGCAGTACTTCACCTATCAGGTGAGTACTGCTATAAGCAAATTTTCTAAGCATCTATTCAGGGATTGTTATTTCAGGTACTTCTTCGAGTGGCTTGTAGAAATAGCTTGAGAAGTTTAAGTTAATCGGTTGCCAAACACCGTTTTCATCCTTTTTCTCAAACTCCAAGTATGGTTTAGTATCAACGTTTTTGTACGAATCTTTCAGCAACTCACAACCTTTCTTCCAACCTTCGTCCTCATAGCGGTCTTCATATTTCAGAATCTTCATAACCCTACTATATTCAAGCTTGCCTTTTTTACGCTCTAATAAGCTCATCAGCATATCAAAACTATTAGGGTCAGCCTGCTTTAATGTACGTTCAAAGAAGTCTTTAATGTGTCCCTCTGCAATATCTGCACGTTCGTCAAACTCGCCAATGTTCCGAATTTTAAGCGATACCTTCATTGTATCATCATTACTTTTCAAAGTGAATCCACCAAGCGAGTTCTTACGCAAATCGCCAAACTCCTGCATCATCTCTCTAAAAGTCAACATATCCGAAATCATATCCGAATGTCCAACCGTCAAAATATCCTGCATTTGCAAAGCACCATTCACCGCACTAACTACAATATGCTCTCTGAAACGCTCATAATCTTCACGTTTAGCAGCCAAAGCCTTTTGCTTTTCAGTAGCTCTTTGTTTTACAATAGCGTCCAACTGCTCATCAGTTAGCTTTACTCCATTCACTTCAATTACATTTTCCATTTTTCAATCGTTTGTTTAAATTGTTATTCATCATCAAAATCATCAAAATCATTATCCCATTCTTCCGCTCTATCTTCATCGGTTTTAGGATACCCACAGCAGTCACATTCTTGAAAACTCATTTCTTCAATACCCCACATAGCATCACAGTTAGGGCATTGGTCTAATAATCTAGCCATCAGAATAATTCTTTTTCATTTTCTTTCAACAACTCATTCGCTATTTCCACCATTTCGATAAGCTTAACACTCATCTTGTTACACCACTCGTCATTATTATACAGGTAATCCCTTTGCCAATTTTCCTCAAAAAAGAATGAGAAATCTGCTTTACGATTCAAAAAACAAAGCATTGGGCGATAAGGTCTTACATCATCTACATCCGCAATAACATGTATTATATGCTCCTCCAGATTAATTACTTTTACTTCTGCCATTATTCAATCAAATACACATCAGTATCAATGTCATCACCCTCACTAATCACCTTAACCTCAATGCCTTTTGTAATATCATCTTCACCAAGTACTTTAAGTCCATCCCAAACAGTCCTTTTTGTTCCATCGGCACTAAGCATCTGAACAAAACCAAAGCCTTCAAAATGCTCATTAGATGAACCATTAATCGAAATATTTAGAGCAAGATTTTCGGCAAGCTTCTTAACATCCTTAACATCATAAAATGTCTTGCTAAAATCTTTCAAAACATCTTCATTCCAAACACTCTCATCAATCTCTATTTCATAGGTATCAATCCGAGTTACATCAACTTTAAATTTTTTCTTTGTCATTTTATTGTTTTTAAAATCACTAATTCACTAAATCACTCAATAACCACCGTCACTCTCGACCCTCGCTTATACACAGGATAAAACATCTGCATTCTTTCAATCTTAGTCAAAAGCCTACTTTCCAACACCTCAACCCCTTTATCCTGTAAGCTATCAAAGTAATCTTCCATCTGTTCTCGCTTTTGTCGCTGAATCTCATCAGCCAAATTCCCTCCTGGGCGTTTAGGTATTTTCATAGAAAAAAAATAATCACTAATTCACTAAATCACTAATTCACAATTGAACGCCTAACCGCCTTCGCCCTATCCTTCAAAACATTCTGAGCCGCCAATTTTATCTTGAATAAATCCGAACTTTGAAAGCTGTTTAAATTACCTTTAAAGTGCTTTTGAACCCATTCAAAACACTTCTGTCGTGCCTCTGCGATTTCCTCCTTAGTCTGAGCATTTTCAATCCGATACCAAAGCGACAAAATATATCTGCGTGTCTTATTCAGCGAATCAGCAGGCAAATTTTTCTTCTTAGGTTCAACCTTCTTGACAAGCGTTTTCAGGTGCTTAATCAAGTCTATCGCTTCACCTTCTTTCATTTCTCTGCTAGAGTTTGTACGCCCACTAGTAAAGGAAAACACAAGGCTCTCTTTCTGCTCCATTAGCCCGCTTTGAGAAAGCAAAGCATGAAGCTGGCTATTAGTATTTGTTCTCATAATTTGCCTTTTTATTTTATTCCCATTCATTTTCTTCGCCTCTTAGAAATTTTTCAATCTCTAAAATCTCTTGATTGATTACAGGAATCACATTTTTAGTCAAACAAAGCCCAATTTTCACATCCGCCATCGACACTTCACAAGCCATTTCATCATCTTCAAGATAAACCAACAAAATCCTTAGTTGTAAAATGTTTGCTTTTGCCTCTCGAATATCTCTTTCCTTAGCTTTCTGTAAATGTTCAGGAATAGCTCCAAAACGAATAAAATCTTTCATGTTATTATAAATGTTAAATTGTTACTTAAAATCTCCCCCTCTCAACAGGAGAGGGGGCTGGGGGGTGAGGTTTCACTTCTTCTTCAAAAACTCATTCATCATCTCGCAAACCTTCCTATCGTCCATCATCGTCAACTTCCAATTCAAGTAATGCTCCACATCGTACAAATCAATATTTCGCATCAACCACGCATCATCCTTGCACCACTCAAAAATGAACAAATCCCAAAAGTTTGTTTTAGTCGCAATCTCCAAAGCATCCAGACCAAAATGAAGTTTCAGGAACTTCATACCAAAATCAACCTGATACCAAAACATATCTTCCTTACTCAGCCCGATACATTCCCGAACCTCAGCCGAATACTTTGTTATTTGTTCGATGCTATTCATCACTTTCATTGTTAGATTCCCCCCAGAATAGTTGTGCCTTTTCTTCATTAATCAGGTACTCCCCACCAGTTACACGCCCCGACACTATCGCTTTCAGCCCTACTACATGTACAATTACCTTAGCCAACCTTTTGCAGTTACGAGCTTGCGATGGTGACGGCTCTTTTCGTTCTTCATGTGCCAAAAACACAAATAATTTGTTCGGAAATTCAGTCTTTAGGTTCTGTATCGCATTCTGTTTAAGTTCGTCTCTGTAGGCAGTAATATTGTCCAAGAAAACCACATCAGGCGAATTCCTCTTTTTCAAAATCTGCCTAAGCTCTACAAGCTCAATGTATTCGTAGAAATTCAGGTTCTTATCTGTAGTACTTAACCCAGCCCTCAAACATGCCTCCGTAAATTCCTTATCTGTTCCCTCTTCTGCACTCACATAAGCTACTTTCTTCATCGTCGATAAGTATCTTGCCAGCATCAAAGCAAACGTCGTTTTACCGTTCTTTTCTTTGCCCCAAATCAACCATATTCCAGAGTCCGACGGGTCAACACCAAAAGCAAAACTCCAAGGGGCTTCAAAATCAAAAGTTTCATGTTTTTTCTTCAACATATTGCTAATACTAATCGCTCTGACTGCCATTTATTTGTGAAATAATTAATAGGGACTCCGCACGTCTAAGACCGCCAATATTACCCTGTTCGTCCTTCGTTAAGCATTTCGTTACTATCGTATTCAGGTGCGTTTTGTTGCTCATGTTCACCGTCAGTACATCCGTAATTAGCTTTCTATAATACAGCATCTTATCATTTTGTCCCGTCGGTATTGGCGAAGTATAATTTTCTGAGTACCGACTAAACAACTCCCTAAAACCTACCTTTTTTGAATTAATACCACGAGCAATCTTTTCCCGCAAACCATCCGCCCCGATGAGGTACCAGCCACAACAATTTTCAGTAGCATTCCAAAACTCCTTGAGTTCCAAAAAGGCATTATATTCCAAATCTCCCGCCTCATCTACTATCACCACAGGGTTTGGCAACATCTTTAAATAATATTTCACATTAGCCTTCATTTCTGCATACTTACCAAATGGCACCCCGATAGTCTTTGCCAGAAGCTTAATGAATAGTTGCTTAGTTTTAGCCTGACTAGCATCAATGTAGAAACAATTCTTTAGTGTTCTGGATAGATACTTAGCTGAATACGTCTTACCGATACCACAATCATCAACACAAATCCTACTCTTTGCAAACTCCTGACAAAAGCGTACATCCTGCTCTATCATCTTATACACATCCGTTTTAGCCATTTTCCAAACTCTATCATGCAAATTTACCTCCAACTCACGCCCCATATTCAGCCATTGCACATCCTTAACTAAGCCGTCAAACTTCCCATTGATTAACTGACTGAAAACAGTATGATTAAGCCCCCATTGTTCAGCAAATGCCTTATTAGAACCATCAAAGTTTTTTCTTACCACAAGTAAAGCACTCAGTACCTTTTCCTTGTATTCCTGCGTTATCTGTAGCATTATATTTTATCCTTTATGATTTCCCATCTTTGTTCTCTGCTCCACTTATCCAATTGACTTTTTATTTCCTCTTCATTAGCTCTACCATCTCCTGTATCATCTAAAATAAAAAAGTTTGGTCGTACTCCCCTCTCAACAGGAGAGGGGCATGGGGTGAGGTTCAAATCGGCTTCCCCCATCATCATCTCCAAACTCCTATCCTCAACCATCCCCGCCCCAGTCCTCAACTGCTCCAAATACTCCGCCCCATCCACCACAAACTCACTCGGAGGCGTTCCCCGTCTTATCAACCCCACATTATCACGCACTATATTAATTACCTCCTTCTCCCAAAGCTCCGAGCCAACAGGCATTTTAGAGTTATCTATCCAAGAGCAATCCCCCTTTTCAATATACACCGCTACCAATCCCTTAGTAAGCTCACCAATAGCAGGCATTAATTCAGCTACACCCTGCTCAAATTCTTTATCTGTTTCACACTCAATCGTTATTCTCATCGTTTTTGTGGTTGTTTTTAATGGTTAATACTCCAAAGGCAATAAGTCCTATTTCAATAGCCACAGCTATCAACACAATCAATATTTTCATAGAAAAATTGGAAGGATTTATGATAAAGAATCAAGGAAATATAAATCAATTACATCTGAAACATCTTTTCGATAGAGTGAACCTCTAAGCCTTAATGCTTCCATAATAGAAGTAATTTTTTCATCAATCTCTAAGTCACAATCTTTTAGTATATTTTCAATTTTTGAAGATTGAGAATCCGAAATAGAACGGATTCCAGTTTCACAAACAATGTCTGAGATAATTCTTTGATAGATAGTCATATTATTATTTTTTTTAAAAATCACTAAATCACTAATTCACTAACTCACAATTAAAACCTTTCCCAAAGCGAAACACTCTTCCCAACCCCAACACTCACAATAGGCTCATAAATATTTACATCTGGCAAAACCTCAACCTCATCATAAACAGGCTCAGGCTTACGCTCAATAATCGTCACCCGTTCAATCTTATTCTTTTGCTCCTTACCAAAGCCATACACCGTATTAGAATAAGCCGAAAACAAACTCTGTTTAGCAAAATCCTCATCATTACGCTCATACAAAGCCTTCTGATACTTCGGCACTTCAATCAATTCGCATACATAACGGTCATTGATGTACGCAAAGGCTTTTATCACCTTGCCTTCGCTATCATCAAGCCATTTTACTACTAGCTTTTTGCCCTCTACATTTTTCATAATCTGTATCAGCTTATCACCAGTAGCCAGTTTACCCGCATCGCCAAGGCACCATTCCAAGCCATTCAAATTCACAAATCCCACCTTACAACTCGTCTTAGTTTCATGTCCCACTGCAGGCAATACCATATTCCAATCAATCGGCTTAATTTTCGGGTTCTGGTTGCCAATAAATACCTCCCAACGGGTCTTATTTGTGTACACTGGGTGTGGCTGACTGTTCCACTCCTTCATAGCATCAACAACATCTTTCACAATTGTCCCATACTGCTTCAAGGTTGGCTTTTCATTCATTATCTGATTTGCTTCTAACTTAGCAAATGGTCGTGGTTGCCATCCCTCTATCTTTTTTTCTAAGCCGTAACGAATCTGCCTAAAATATTGCTCAATTTTTTTCCCAGTAACATTATTTCGCTCAATTCTCACCTTTTTGAACAACACCTCATCCCTCAAAATTGAATCCTTCAAACCAGCGTTAAGCGAAGATTCACATTCCAATTCCATCGGCAACCCAACGCCATAACTAGCATAATCTCTTACCAAATTCTGATAGAAGTCTAAAATAATGCCCTCTTTAGTTCGTCCATGTACAAACGTCGTCCAAGCCTCACTCGCAAGGTCAACACCAATATAGAACCATACTCGCTTACCATCAGGCAAAATAAAAGGTGGGTTTCTATCATCTACAGACAAGATACTTCCAGACATTTCAGCGTTTTTAAAGCGATGCCTTATCTTATAATTATTTTCATAATTAGCTTTATCACCGCTACGCTTCGCATGCGTCCCAATCCTGTTCTCCCACCGTTGTAAATACGCCATTACTGTCGTATCACTCAGTTCTGGGTAAGCATCAGGACAAATCACCTCGCCAGTCTCATCACTAATAACTTCAATCTCCCCAACCAAAAATCTTGTATATTCCCTGAAAACTTCTTTCGACGATGGCTTTATCATACGCCCAGCAAACATATTATTCAGTAGCTCCACCACATCAGCAGTCACTTTCACCGCATTTTTGTTATTGTGTTTCTTAGAAATCAAGCTAACAAAACCATGTTCATCAAACTTCCTTAACGCTTCCAAAAACCTTCGCTCATTAGCGGGCAAACTATGCTCAAAACCATACTTCATTTTTTGCACCCGCTTAAAGCTCATCGCATCCTGCCAAATGCTAGTCGGCACACCTCTCAACGACCCACCCTTTGTCAACCGCTCTCGTTCCCTTGCTTGCCTCAGTAATTTCGCAGCTCTTAGCGTACTGGCATTTACCGTATATTCATGTACATGCTCATCGCCCAACCCATTACCACCCTCAAACCGCCAAGCCGTATAAAATGCCGTAGCCTCATCATCCATCGAAAAAAACTTATCCATCCAGCAAGTAACTTTTCTAGGGTCGCCAAGGGCTTGCCGTATCTCAAGCGAAAGGCTATCAAAATCAATCAACAACTCCCGCCCATTTCCTCCCGATTGAAGCTTTTTAATGCCGTATGGTTTATCCTTAAACCTGACAAGAGTTACAGACAAATGATTAGTATCGCTAAAGAATGTAGGTATTAACTCTTGTTTTTTTACAGCTACTTTATTGTTCCATTCTATTGGCATGACATTTAGCTTTAAGGCTAATATTTATTCGTACTCGTTGTTCTTAAAATTTGTCTTCCTTCCCAGCCATACATTGGCATTGTGGCTTTTTTCTTCTCCCGATATTCCTTTTCCTCCTTTGCTTTCCACGCATAAGACCCCTCAATACTTTCATCAGCAACCATCCAACGTATTTTTTCAGGCTTACCTGTTTGTGTGTTCATACACATACCTTTCACCTTCACTTTCATTTTT